AACTGCTTGAGATATCTTCCGGTTGCCATGGTGGCAAAGTTTCATAGATGTCAGCCATAGCTTGACCATCAGGTGTTTTGTTGCCTTTAACAAAATCACAATACACATCGAGATCAAATATTTCTTGTTCGTTGTGAGTCTCAGCCTGACTAATACCACCGTCTGGTCTTTGAAGACTTAGGATCTTTTGGTTGCCGCCACCAGAGCCATCTGGCATCGGTTTCGTATGTCCTACTTCGATTCTAGCTGTGCAACCCAATAGTTTTGTAATATCAAAACCTTTAAGTTCTTCCTCGGTAAAGCTCATACCACGCCAGCTTTGCAGATCTTTACGCAACGCAGCCATTTCGTATAACGATGCTGTATAAGTTTTTGAGACTGCAAATGGTCTCCCATCTGGCATTAAGGTTTCGTTGTTTTTAGGATCTAAAGCTTCGGTTACCTCAAAGGTTATTTGTACTCTGGCTTTCTTGCTTTTCTGTCCTTGATACTCTTGATCTGTGGTACCCAGATCGACAATCCGATAACAGGTTCCTAAGTAAATGCCTTGTTGTAATTTTGGTAGAGCTTCGCCACCACCTTCGCCGCTAATTGTTAAACTCATGTATATTCCTCCATAATGTGTTTGCAAATTATAATAAACTTGGGTAATATTCTATACACTTTTATAAAAGAAGTAAACACAAAAAAATAGCGATGGATTGATGTCATTAAAAATTAAAGGACCTAACAAAAATTTCAACAAACCTTTTACTAAGGATTACACCTCTCAGTTTAGAGATTTCTTAGCCGAGCATGGCTATGAACCCGATCCCAACAAGGGATTGATTACCGATGGCTCTATAGGTCGAGCTTACATCAATATCGGCAATCAGCGTAAGCTCGTGGGTTGGTATCAGGCTTGGCTCGATCAATCATCCCCCTACGGTAGACTAGGCGATTATCGAGTCAGCACGGATCAACCCACAGCTACTTGGAAACCAGAAAATAGTAAAAGGTATCGCATGACCAAAGCGCAGAAGGCGGAGATCGAGGAGCTACGACGCCAAGCGGAAGTCAAGACAGCCGAAAAATATACGCAGGCCGCACAGCGAGCGCAGTCCATTTGGGATCGAGCTGAGGATTGTGTGAAACATGTATACCTGGAAAACAAACAGGTGCTATCGTATGGCTTGAAAAAGGACACGCACAATAATTTAGTGATACCCATGAAGGATGGCCAGGGCACTATCGTTGGTCTCCAGTTTATCGCCGCCGATGGCTCTAAGCGTTTTCTCACCGGTTCTAAAAAAAGCGGTAGCTTTTTTCTGCTCGGCAGAGAGATCTTTAATAGTTCAGATACCCTCAATTATGCGGAAGGCTATGCGACCGCAGCGTCGATTTATGCAGATAGATCACAACCGGTAGTAGTGGCTTTTGATGCGTTTAATCTCTCGCCAGTAGCTGAGGTTATGTATAAATACTTTCCCAATCATAAGCACGTCTTTGTCGCCGATAACGACGATAGTAAAACAGGTGAGAGGGAGGCGAAGAAAGCGGCAGCTTATATCAAAAAAGTCGGTGGTTATGCCGAGATCCAAATGCCTGAGAGTAAAGGCGACTATAATGACCATAAGAACGAAGTTGCTGTCGTCGAAGGCGAAGTGGTCATGCAAAGTGTCGATGTCCCGGTGGAGTTTGACTTTGTCAGATCTGCAAGCGGACGCTTCTTGAACACCAAAGACAATATCGGTGGGGTGTTAGCAACGCACGGCGTTGATGTGCGCTACAACGTGATTAAGAAGAAGATGGAGATAGATATACCGAACATGACTTTTATTGCTGACATGCATGAGGAGGCTAGCCTAATTGAGATTGAAAATAGGTGTATTAATATGGGCATACCTCATACTAAGGTGCGGGATTATCTGAAAGTGTTAGCACGCGAATACAACCCAGTCAAAGAATGGATAGAGAGCGAGCCGTGGGATGGAGTCGATAGACTGCCAGACTTTTTGGACTCGCTGACAACGGAGGAGACGGCGCAGTTACGCGATATGTTGCTGAAAAAATGGCTCATATCTTGCGTAGCTGCTGCCTTTGAGAAGAATGGCGTTGAGCTCGAAGGTATCCTCGTGTTGCAAGGCGCGCAAGGACTCGGGAAAACCTTATGGTTTAAGCGCCTGTGTGATTACAATAAAGGCTGGCTGTTAGAAGGTGCAACGCTGAATCCGTCGGATAAAGACAGCGTCAAGCGGGCGGTTAGCCATTGGATTGTCGAGTTAGGCGAGATCGAGTCGACGTTTAAGAAGTCAGACATAGACCAGCTGAAAGCCTTTGTAACGTCGAAGACAGACGAGCTGAGGCTGCCGTATGACCGAGCTTTCACGACCTATCAGCGACGTACGGCTTTCTACGCCAGTGTTAATGCGCGAGAGTTTTTGACGGACACGTCGGGTAATCGTAGATTTTGGGTTCTCGCGGTGAGAGACATCAATGTCAATCATGGCGTGAACATGCAACAGCTGTGGGCTCAGGTGAAAGAGACTATGTATGTGCCTGGCCAGAAGAATTGGTTTTTATCACCGGACGAGCGTGAGCTATTGCATGACAGCAACGAGGCATATCGAACACAATCCAGCGTTGAAGATCTTATCCTGGAGCACGTCAACTTTGGCAGTGAATACGCGAAGCCAGTACAAATGACTAAGCTGCTACGAGATCTTGGTATCAAGGCACCGAGGATGCCCGACTTCAAAGAAGCGAGTCGTGTCTTACACGAGAGAGGCATCGAACCCCGTAGGAGTAACGGCAAGAAGATCTATGACTTAGATTACAAGGCCGTCGAAGACGAATCGATTGGTTCAATCGGGGGTAATTGGAATGATTAGTGCCGCCGTGCGTGAGTGGTTTATGGCATGGTTTGTTGTGCTTGCCCTGGGTGTTGGGTTGTTGGTTGTGGCTATGATTATGCCCCTGGTTGCCATCGTCAAGATGGTGGATCTGTTGTTAAGTTGGAGGGGATGGCGGTCGTGATTGGAGTGTATGGTGCACTGATTAGGTTGGCATGGCGTATAAGGCCCACAAATGAGCGTGTGCAACTGTTAGCATACATCTATGGTTATATGCCAGGTGTTGCAAAAAGAGAGTGTGAGCAAGTGTTATGTGGCTTTTTAGCGTACCCTCTAATTAAGCCTTTGTTTATATGCCTTTCAGCTTATACAGTGTATAGTGTATTAAACTTAGGAAAATTATATTTTATTAACTACAACAGTATATTCTTATGGTTAGCACAGCCAATAGTTTGAAGTGGTTATACACTCACACTGATACACTGTTTATAATAGAGATCTGATATGGGAAGACCAAGAAAGCAAAAAGATAAAATAGTAGAAACGCCAGTACAGTTCGAGAAGGATGAGGAACATGGCTTGACCGAAATGCAAGCCAGCTTCGTCTGGCACTACACCGAAGGTGCATGCGGTATGACCGAAGCTGCCAGGAAAGCTGGGTATGAGTTTCCAAGTCAGTCAGCAAACAAACTATTAAATGGTAAGGACTTTCCTAATGTGGTTAAGGCCATCCGGATCAAACAAGACGAGCTCGCAGAGAAGTATGCGATAACTCCACAGAAGACCGGGACAATGTTGTGGAAGGTCATGGAGAAAGCATACGACAATGGACAGTTCAATGCTGCCGTCTCTGCTATTAAAGAGCTCAATCAGCTTGCCGGACTATCGATCAATAGATCTCAGAATATTAATATCAATGCCAACCTGGAGAAGATGTCCAGAGAGGATATTAAGGAAAGATTGGGCCAGCTTTTAGGAGCAGACAAAGGCAACTACTCTCCAAAAGATAAATAGATCTGCAACTTTGTTTTGGGGCTTTCTCAGCCAGGATTAAAATATTTTCATAAAAAAATAAAAAAGCTCGTAAGTTATTGATTTTACAGGCTTTTTTCTGTGTATTTACATGCACATCTTTCTGCAACTATGTGCAACTTGTGAGCACAACAGTAACGCGTAACAAATTGGAGTCCCTTGGGGCCGGTTTTTTGCCTGGTTTTTCTTTTTTTTTGCCCGGCACCCCCATATATGACCGGCGACGTATGCGTATGTAAATATAACTAGGTTTTACACATAAGATGCCCAAAAAAAATGATTCCTTCCGATTGTAATTTTGTGCAAATTTTGAGACACTCTTGCAATGCCTATCAACAGCAGAAATAAGGGAGCTCAGTTTGAGCGTGATATAGCGAAGATCCTAAATGGTTTCTTCCAGGACAATGGCATCGATTACGAAACGAAACGT